GCCGTTTTATTATCTCTAGTTTAGTTTTAATTTACGACTCGGGTTTTAATCCGAAATCACCTGCAAAGCAGGACGCATAAGCGTACGGTGCAACAGTTTAACGTCATATTGGGGACGGTCCGTGTTTCTCGGTTATTCGGGACGAGGAATTACAACCTACTAAGTAACAGGAATTATAACCTACGAGTCCAACAAATAATTACAAAATAACCATAAACATCGGATTCAATACATCTAATTTATGTATTGAACACTGCAACTAATATTCGTAATCGAAGCAGTCGCAAGAAGTGATGATATGAGAGCGCCTGACAGTTCAAAACTGGACGTAGGACCCACCATATAATACGTCGTTTTCTGAAACGACGTAATCTCGAGCAATGCAGCGTTGTTTGTGACCGTGAAATAACACTTATTCACAACGCCTCCAGTGGAATTATCCTTAATTTGAAGGAAACCACCAGTCGAATTGATCAAGGAATTGTTGGTCACATCAAATGCAAGAGTGATCAAACAAGGACCTCCAACTGTCGGTTGAATATTAGGACCACCATTACCAAAATCAACATTCATTGGGAGGGCAACTGAATTGCCAAAACCCAATGCCACTGGTGTGGCGGATGAAACATCCTGATTTCCTGTAATAAGAGTGGAAAAGTTGGAGCTCTGCGCATTATTATACGCAACCGGTCCGTCATTCAAAACCAACCCCGATGTGACTGCTTCAGCAGTCAATTCAACGGTATACTCTAAATACAACTCTCCAAGAGGCGTGTTGCTAGAGTTAAAGTCGGTAAGACAAGACACGGTACCAACATCGTAGTCTTCAATATCGATGTTAGTAACGAGAGGCCCATGACGGATATATTTCTTACGTCCGTTGGGATGCATTCTCGACACATTGAGAACAGAGACGGGGTTTTGCCAAACCGCCCCATCCGCAGAATCTTTCATATTCTCTGCAGCTCTCAAAGTGCTAGGTTGAGGGTCTTTTGGATTGTAGTCTGGTGAAATGACTACACGACCAATCTGCGCAGTGCTAGTACGAGTAACAAACTCAGCACGTAATGCAGTAAAACGATACTCATCGTACGCAGCAGCAATTTCACTGAGGTACGGAAAAGTCGTTGTATCGCCAGGATTCAACTTCAACTGGAATCCTCCAAAATTAGCAGGATTACCAGTTTGTCCAACCAAAGTGGCAACCTGCTCTCTATGGCGCACAGTGGTAGCGCCATTACGACGATTTACCATTGCTCCTCTGTTTTGCTGCATAGCAGAAACAGCCGCCGGTGCTTCTTGAAACACCATACGTTGCGGACCACCCTGTCCGCCACGCGCTCGCCTATTCCTACTAGGTCGAGCTTGGCCAGTTTTCTTACTGACCTTAAGTTGGGCAATCTCATTCGTGAGGGAACGCATTTGAGATGCCATGTTGTTACGTGCACGACCATTCCTATTACGTTTCTGAGGAGGGGCCATCTTACTTAAACAATTTGCCGTTTGGTAATCTGTATAGGGGGAGAGTGTTAAGTGCTGAAATTCGAAATCGCGGCGTCCCGCAATCGAGGAGGTACGGTGACGACAAGTCAACCAACCTTCCTTCACACACCCATGTGCTGGGTCTAATGATTTACACCTCCAACAAAGGCCACAATGAATGTTACCATTCAGAGCATGCATTTCCCTATTCCTGGCCTCATGTTCAGCCTCAAGAACGGCTACAAATTGGAACCATAGGGAAAAATTGAGTAGGACTATGCAATACGCAACAGCCCACACCCAAGGATTGCTGAGAATACTATCAGCAATAGCCCACGCAATAAAACCCATCCGAAAATTTCCATTTAGGGTGTGCATTGCTCGATTGTGGGCTAATTGTTCCGATCGATACACCGAAACAAAAGCGAGTAAATTTCCTCTCCACCACCCATTATCCTCTATCGGAAAATCATTTTGGTCATAGTCAGTCTCTTGAGAGAACAATTCAACCTCAAACCAAGTGAGTGGGTACAATTCCAAAATCAATCTAATTTCGGTGAATTCATACTCGGCATGATCATCAGTGTTAGTAGCAGAGCCATTATTGCCATTTAACTTAGCAAAACAAGCATCCACTTTACTCAAATTCTTCAACACTATGCCATGTCTCTTAGCTACCCGATCGCGCTTTTCATGCCATTGAGCCATTTTCTCAAATGAAGCATTCTTCGGTGGTAGCCAAGTATTCGGATCCTTAAAATCTTTAGGCTCCGAAACCTCCTGTTTCTCGCGTCTTCGTTTCTCGCGACGAGCAACAGTGGTAAAGACCGCGTCTACTTGAAGACCATCGGCTCCGACCTTGGGAACGGCCGCATCCGCCTCAATGATTTCAGCTGAACTGCAATTCTTATCATCTTCCTCATCCCACTCCGGCAAAGGTGCCTCCGGTAGGGGTCTGGCGGGTGGGTGACATAAATCATCACCAACTATACAAGTCACTTTTACTTCAGGTGCAAAACCATCTGCAGAGGTGCACAAAGGAGCTTGCAATAGTAAATCGGGGCGACAAGTCCATTCAGCGTAATCTATCCACTCATTGAACCGGTCCCAATCAAAATCAGGAATCTGCTTGTTGAAGTTGTCCTCCATCCAACCGCTATCCTCATTAGGCCAATTGGTCCATTTCCCATGCTGGCCATCCCATGGCGCAAGAACTCCACCAGTCCTGTCACCAAGTAGCTTATGTGCTACAATACAAATCCTACCGACTGCAGGCGAATTCTTATCCATTCGATAGTAGCCTGAACACCTCTCAGCAAAACGCTCTAATACGTTCTTGAGATGTGTTGGTCCAACCCAAAATTTCGACAACAGACGAGATGGGTTGGCCATAGAATTTGGGCAACCAGTCCACACATCTGGCCCGAATTGCCTATTAAGAAAACTAACTCCCATTTGGCCTCTAATTTTGACCCCAATGGTATAGTCCTGGCCCATCAGCTCAGCACTACGACGCAACGCTTCGGGATCAACGGCTCCAGTGAGACTATCATCTCCACCATAAATACCCAATTTACCCCATGCTTCACTCGCGCTCAGTTTCCTACCATTGACCAGTGTGTTTCTCCATGCACAATAGTCAATGAATGCAACGAGAATAGTATTGAAGTCAGATGTCTCTAACGACCCCGATCCACGCCCAAAGCCGGAAGTATATTTCCTCCCAAACTCAGTGACACCGGGCACGGCGATTTGGGCATCCATAACCTCATTCAACCGTGAAAAGAATTCTCTTGCAAAATAACGGAACATACACACACGTTCCAAGACTCTCGCGAATCTACTGACATGCCCATCAAGTCGATTACCATCCCCTTCAACTCCATGGGGGGCATCGGCTAAAATGGCACACACCCTGTTTGCTATCTCAACAGGTGTCATGGCAAAAGCATACCAAGATTGGTTGCTCATGACATGGTCATGAAAGGCATACACAAAGGTAGAATACTCCAACTTAATCGAAGGAATAGCAGCTGAAATATTACGTGGGTCTGTTGGTTTGGTATAAGTCTCTTTCTTAACAAAACAATTCCAAAACCATTTAACAAATTGGCCGGTGACTGAAGCTTCAGCTATGAGTGCCCTCTGTGTGGGCCTATCCTGCCGGTCTAAGACTTCATCATGCCCGACAGGGGTTCCAATATTTGGTTGCGGTATCAAGAATTCTGCAAACTCAACCATATAACCAGCCAAAGTGGGTGGCAAAGGGGGATTATCTACCCTCTTATATTGCTCAACCCTACCTTTAATACATTGGTTATCGGTAGCCAAACTCGATACGAAACCATAGCACGGTCCGATTAGTGGAGAACCGAACGGGCTCAACGGAATAGGTGCAGTATAATCATTCTTATCAAATGAAATAGGCACATATCCGGCGGATGGTGGATACACAACGGGTGGAAAAACCCCAGTCTGCGAACGAGTATAATTAGCAATTATAGCCGCATGTCCTGGAGCAAGCTTAGCCGTTGGTAGACCCAATGGGTCACTGGCAGCAATATTACTCGCAACCATAGCTGGCGTTATTGGCACTTTGGCAACCAATGCAACCGCTTTTACGGCGTCAAATTGTGCAATTGGAAGCACAACCGACGTGGTCGACTCTAACACCGACACACTTCGCCGCAGTCCATCCTTGGACATACAATCCAAAACAGCAAAATCACCATTAACAGGATTGAGCCGACCTAGCGTTTTCCCCGAAAGGAACCAACTAGTCGGTAAAAGACTCCATGTGTCAAATGTTCCGATAAGGGAGAGCATTACGATACAATGGTGGTCATCCACATATTTACGATCTATGTGGTAGGCGGAAACTCGTTTGTTTAAACACCACGAATCGGACACTAAAAATGTGTCTCCAGAGTAATCCCACACTTCATGTTCATACTCTGCACCACCTGACACGCGGTACTGGACCTTACCGTTTGCCATAAACCGGAACGAATATTCTCCGGTATTGCACCCAGTGGAAGTCGGCTGAAACGTAGCAACGAAATACGTCCCTGGGTGCCGAGCCAACAATTTTGGCATGTCTATGTAAAAATCTACATCGACCAATACTGCAGCCTGTGTTTTACAATCAAATGTAAAACCGCTTGGAGGTATTGCAATATCCTTCGCCCAGTGAAAAGACCTATCACCGGCGCGGTCCTTACGAATATCCGCTAAAGACTGTTGGATAAAGTAAGGCTCATAGCCCAACTGCCTAGCAACTAATGCGGCAGTCGTCCCTCCACAATTTCTATCAGCTGCAGAGGAGCCATGAGTGTGGTTTTGTGTTGGTTTCGATTTTACCAACGGTGAATCCACAAAAACCTGTCTCTGCTGGCTCGAACTTAATTCATTCTGGCCAAGAGACTTGGAGATGTACCTGGTCGCCCAAGTCGCTCCAATTGGACTAGCGCATCTATCAATAACAGCGCTGCCAACTCGATACACTCCACTAAATGCCAGCCATAAGGCGGCAGGAACACGTGTCTTACCCGGGTACAATAATGGAATACTCAGGATATCTAAGGTACCACGTGTCATTAACCCTTTTGAGCCACAAAAGACTCCAGAAAAGGGACCAGCTACATCAGGTAAACTGGGAAAGCTGAAAGACGGCATAACAAATATGGTCGCCCCAGCAAGTTTAGCACCAACGGACACCAATGTCGCAATTGTGCTAATGGCCATGGCTCCTTCCTTAGAACAGAGCCACTTAGCCAAAATAACGGCACCAGGCAAGACATGATCCTTAGCAATCTCGCCGGCCCGCTCCAATAGGGACTTACCCCCTTTACTACCTCCAAATCGACCATTAGAATAAATGGGATAATCCTCCAACTCCGCATCCGCATCAAATGAATCATCTTCGATTTCATATGACCTAGCGATGAGTTGACCAGAAGGACTGCCACCCAAAACACTGGGACGTGTATCCTCAGTGAATGTTGGCCAATCAATAACTGGACCCTTGTCGGCTGAATAAGCCAACACCTGCGGCAATGGATCTACATTTACCCGGGTTGCCGTTGGGAAACAATTGAACAATTGTTCTTTTGCCTCGTCATGCGACTTGCTGGGGTAATACGAATTAACTTTTGGATAGTTCGACATTGCTGCGGGGGGGGAATGGAAT